GCGTCGGGGTGGCTGCCGGTGATGGAGGTCTCGACGCCGAAGATGACCATGGATGGGTCCTGGCGGGACGTATTCTTCCGTGCCGAGTGGACGATCTCCTTGCCACTCCATTTGCGGGCAGAGGTCGACCAATCCCCGTAGAGTCTCGCCCACAGGGCATGGGGGTCGGAACCGTCCAAGACCGATTTCATGGCCTCGAGCATCTTCCCCGCGAGGCCTTCCTTCTCGGCGCCAGTGGCTGAGGCCATCTCCGGGTCCCTGAGGTGGAGCCAGAGCTGGCCGGCGCGGGTGATGAGCGTGGTCTTGCCGATCTCGCGGTGGACCAAGATGGCCAGGTACTTCTGCTTCTTCAAGCCGTGCCGTCGCCACTCGAACCATTCGTCGACGTGCTTCTGGAACCAGAGGGCAAGGGGCTTGTGGACCTCGGGGTCGATCCAACGCTTGCCTTTCGGGTTGTTCCATGCACCGAAGGCGAGCTTGAAGAAGAGCCAGAAGTCCTTGCGGCAGAACTCTCGCAGAAGACGAGTATGAGCCACGGCATCCCAGCCGTAGTTCTTGTGCCGTCTTTGGCGGTAGCCGTTACGGCTCGGTCGGTTCGGCTGGAGCATCGTCGTCCATGTTGGGTGGCGGGTCGACCTCGGCCTGCTTCCTGTCCAGCAGAATCCGCATCGCTTCCTTCTGGCACCACTGCTTCTTCTCCTCCATCCCCTTGCCGACAGGGTAGCCGGTGGGGAAACCACCGCGCTTTATCTCCGGGAAGAGCCGGTAGAGGTGCTTCAAGGTCTTGGGCAGCTTCTTCTCATCGACGTCGAGCATCCCCGCCTGGACCTTGATGACGGCGTTGTTGACGGGCTCCTTGGCCCATGGGAAGGCACGGCGGTAGGCGAACTGGCAGCCGACGGGGCCCATGGCCTCCATCAACATGGACAGGGTCTCTATCTTCTCTTCGTCGTTCATCGGCTCGGGCACGGTCACGGAACCTGTCTCTTGGGCCATGATGACCTTCAGGGCCCGGAACTTCTCCGCACCTTCACCGTTACGGGCGATGTCGGAGAGGATCTCCATTGCTTCATCGACGGTGACTCTGGGTCTGGATTCGATCGTCATTGCGGCCTGATGGTGATGATGCCAGCACAGTTCTGAGCACTGGACCCAATCGTCCCGGTGACTTGAACTAGGTCCGTATTCAAAAGCGCCTTGATAGCGACATCCACGGTGACATCTTGCGGTGGACCGCCTTGATTAGTTGCAACATGGCCACCGGAAAGCGCGGTGAAGCCATTGCCCCAAGAAGTGACAGAGTTGTTCTGTTCGGACCCAACCATGGCAATGGCCATCTCAAAGTTGAATGCGGGAACCAAAGAACCGCTGTCGAACGTGGCTCCCACAGTTTGGCCACCAGTGAAGTTGTCAAATGGATCGACAACTAGTCTGGCCCTGCTGACAGCAACAACCACGGCAGCACAGGCGGTGGGATTGACACCAAAAACGCTGATGACCACCGACTTGCTGCCAGCGGTGAGATTGCCACGATCCCATTGATTGATTCCTAGATCCCCAGCAGCAATCGTGCTGTTGTTGGTCGCAGCTTGACCACCGACACTCACGCTCGCGGGATCGCTGGTTCCGCCGGAAAGGTCCATCGCAAGACAGACAACGCAGCAGTCCCCGGCGCGAAAGACACAGTTGGGTATGGTCAGGCTTGAAGTCGCCTGCGTGGCGTCGAAGAAGCTACCGGTCCCGACCACGGTAGCGGTCATGGTGTTGCCGATACCTACCCCGGCGATGCGGCGGTTGAGGACCTTTATCTTGGTCAGCTTGGTCCGCGGCATCGTCTCGTTACAGCCTTCGCAGGTATAGTCGAGCGGCGGCGGCATCAGGGTCGGGCGGACCTCTTCACCGCAACTGGGGCAGTAGAGTTCGACTCTCATGCTCGCCTCAACCGTTCAAGAGGAAGCGGCCGTCTTTGGCCGGGACACTCAGCGTCTGGACAAGGCTACCATCGTTGACGGAGGTGTCGTAGAAGCCGCGGATCCGGCGGTAGGGCTTGCCAAGATTGATCTGCTGGGTGGACCCGGGGCCATTAGCCACCACCACGCCGCGGTCGAAGTGGCGGACCCACATCCCCGAAGTCGCGTCGAGGTGCCCGAACTCCGTGGGCTTCCCGAGCCAGCCACGACTCGCGCGCGCGCCCGTGCTGTCGGAGGCACCAGTCGCGAGGTTCACCGCGTACTCGTCCGCCCACATATCGGGATCGTTTGTTCCATCGCGGTTGTTGCCGATGTAGGCGAGCCCGCCGCAGATCGCAGCAGACGCGAGCGTGTAGCGGATGGAACGGTTCAAGTGCGTGCGATTCGGCGATGGCGTAAACGTCTCAGACTTGATCAGGAACGATCCGCGCCCGGTCGGGCTCGCTCCCTGCCAGAGACAGCCGTGCGTCATGGCGGTATCGAAGTTCCACGCGGCGATGTTCCCGCCCGGGTATTGCTTGTCCAGCGGGATGAAATCCTGAAGCCCGCCGGCCGTGGGATCCCACCCCTCGAACAGTTCGCCGTTGCACGAGAACGCGGTTGTGGCGTCAACGTGACTGTTGGCAACGCCGCGGTTGATCCACACCTCGCCCGTGCCGATCAGCGCGTTGATGAACACGGCGTTCCCGACCACCTCGGCATCTTTCATCGCCTGAAGGCTCGGCCACCCAAGCGCCGCGTAGTTCAACGGCGACTGAGGATCCACCGTTCCGCTGTTCGCGGCGGCCACGATCGTGTCGAGGAAGTAGCCGTCTGCTTTGCCCTGTTGAAACGACTTCCACAGGTCTGCGAGATCGCTCGCTGCGTCGCCCTGCGCAATGTCCCACCAGATCGGCGAATCGTCGTTGAACGGCCAGCCGCCACCGTCCTGCCGGTACATGCGTTTGTCCGGGGCGGTCGTGATGAAGTTCCAGACCGCCGTCCACGGCGAGCCCGGCGCGATATTAATGTCGCGCTGCGTCACCTGATCGTAGAACAGCAGCTTCACAGTCGGATTCGCTAGTCGCAGCTTGGCGATGACGGCGTAGTTCTGTTCGAGCCCGATGGTCAAGAACGGCTGTGTGTTGATCGTGATCATGCTCCACCGCGCGATCTTGTTGATCATCGTCTCGTTCCACGATGGCTCACCGCCCGGCAGCGTCTGCGTGGTCAGGATCGGTATACCGAAGCCGTTCGTCCCGTAGTACATCCAGATCCGTGGGAAGTCGTCGGGATCGGTGACGATGGCGCCACCACCCTGTCCCTTGGGTTGTGTATGCGGACGTCCACGGTGAGCGAACACGGTCAGTCCTCGCTTGAAGTCCAGGTCCTCGGTGATGCCTTCGCGCCCACACGATTCGCACTTGAAACGCTGGAAGGGCGGATTGTCGTTGCTGACGATCTGGACGCCATGATGGATGGCGGCGCCACAGTCGGGGCAGACGTACTGGCCTTTCACAGCAGTTCCCCTGAAGGCGAAGTGCAGTAGATGTTGGCGACCTCGATGGCGTAGTGGCCTGCCGTGGTGTCTGCAGTCCCATTACTCATCTGCACCTGCGGGGCCATCATCGCGGTGTTCAAGGGCCCGCCGCCGACGGCATGCCAAACCACCTCAGTGACCGCCTTGGTGGTGGCATTGAACTTGGCGAGCCTAATGTTGGTGTTAACCGTGCCCACAGCACTCGGGAACGCCCACATCTCGAACATGAGCGTTACCCCTGCGGCGAGGATACCCGGAGAATTGACGGCTGGAGAAACAGCTCCGGAGTTGTCCGTGATTTGAACCTTGGTGACTCCTCCGGGACTGCCTGCATTCGTAACTGCGACGATGTACAACTCATCTTGTCCATCCGTCGTCTCATGCCAGAGGCCGATGGTGTTCGCAGGCTCGGTGTCGGAGATACACACGGGGTTGGTACTGGCCGTGAGTCCGGCGAATAGACGACCGGTATCTGCCTGCCATGCACCGATCCTGAAGATGGTCGAGAAGTAGAAGCCACCGAGGTAGTCTTTATCGGAGACGGTGTTGTTGCCGAGCCAGAACTGGTAGTCGCCGGCGTTGGAGAGGCGGGGACCGAGCTCTTGATTCGTGGTCGTGACGACCTGCGTGTAGATGGTGCGCTTAAGCTGCGTGTCGAAGGCCGTCCCGACCGTCGCATGGGTGATGGTCCCGCCCCCGGTGGTCCATGTCCCACCCAGACCTCTGCCTGCGGCATCGACCGAGTTGGGAACGAACAGCACGCCGTTGAAGTGCTGGAGGCCGCGTTGCCAGTGAGTGGTCGGCCGGGTCATGCGGTGAACCCTCGGAAGGAACCGCGGTTGTTGATGAACCGGCCGGGACCTGAGCCCAGGAGGTTGTTATCGTAGGCGAGGCACTGGACACAGCCGTCATCGAAGACACCGACGGCCCCCTGCGACCAAGTGGCTCCGCCGCCGCTCGAGAGGCGATTGCGGGTGACGAAGCCGTGGGCGCAGCCGGCCATCTGGAAGAAGCGCGTGACGGTGATACCGCCACCGATGACGAAGTTACAGTCCTCGATGACGGCGGGCTGGCAGTTGTTCAAGAAGATGTTCTCACCGTTGATGTAGCTGTGGGTGCTGTTCTCGAAGTCCACGCCGGAGAGCTTGATGAACGTAGCGCCATCGGCGTAGACGTCCTTCAGCGTGTTGTCCTCCATGTTGCCGCCCTCGACCTTGTGCAGCATGTATCCAGCGATGGCATCGCCACCGATCTCCAGATGCA